TCTACATTTAATGCTAACAGACAAGGTACAATCAGAATAACAGGTGTATCTAATGACACTACATATAATATTAGTGTAGCCGGTCAAGCTATCTCAGCATATACATCACCTAACAACGCTACTTACGATACAGTCTTAACAGAGCTTAGAAGTAGAATTAACGGATTAAATATATCTAACCTAACAGTTACTAAACTGAAAGACAGTCTACGTCTAGTACGTACAGGTGCTTCGTTTACATTAACTGGTACAGGTGGTGCTTTTAATAACCAACTAAATGTATTCCAAGATCAGGTTGCTAGCTTAGATGAACTACCAAGTGAGTCTTTACATAACCACGTTGTTAAAGTTGTTAACTCTGGTGCACTAACATCATCATACTTTCTAAAATATGTAGCTAACAATGGTACATCTGGACCGGGTTACTGGGCAGAGACATTAGCTCCTGACACATCTAACGGACTTAACCCTGCTACTATGCCACATGAGCTAGTAAATACAAGTGTTAATAACTTTACACTTCAACGTGTAACATGGGATGCTAGAGCAGTAGGTGATGACGAGACTAACTCACACCCATCATTTGTAGGACAGAAAATAACGCAGTCTTTCTTTCACAACAACAGACTAGGTTTCTTATCTGGTGACACAGTATCCATGAGTCAGTCAGCTAAGTTTTTTAACTTCTATCATACATCTGCACAGACTGTTACAGACTCAGATCCTATTGACATCAGTGCTAGTACAGTTAAGCCTGTTGCACTTCATAGTGTAATACCATCTACTCAGGGTCTAGTGCTATTTAGTGCTAACCAACAGTTTCTTATGGGAGCTGGCGATGGTATACTAACACCAGCTAAAACAGTGATACGTACGATAGCTAACTATGAGATGGATACGATTATTGATCCTGTTGATACTGGTACAACAATCAACTTTATTAGTAAGACACCTAGTTATACTAGAGTCTTCGCTATGGTTACACGTGGAGAAAACGAAAACCCACAAGTAGCTGACATTGGTAGAGTTGTAAACGAATGGATACCATCATCAGTCGATACATTAATCTCAAGTGCTCAGAACCAGTTTATAGCTTTCTCAGGTCAGTCTAGTAGATACATATATTTCTTTAGACAGTATGCAGAAGGTAGAGATATAAAACTACAGACATGGTTTAACTGGCTTGCACCCGGTAATGTACAAACTATAGCAGCAGATTCTGACGAATTTTTTGCTGTCACAAAACAGGGCGGACAGTTTACACTTAGCAAAGCTAGCCTGAGTCAGAGTCCTGACGACGCTATTATTGTTAACAACGATGGTCAAAGACTAAATCCATGTATAGACTTATATGCTACAGCTAGCTCTGTTACATTTGACACAGCTGGTAACTTTAGTAAATGTTTTATACCATACAATGATGCTACTAACCTGACACCTGTGATAGTTATTAAAGGTACTACAGCTACAGGTCAGTTTATTGAATCTGGATTTACTATATCTCCAGAGCGTGTAGTAGAGAGTGGTAACACATATTTTAAAGTACCATTTAAAAACTTGACAAGTGTTGCAAGTGATGTTATAGTAGGATATAAGTATGACTTTGATGTAATACTACCTAAGACATACTACAAGATAGATGATGATATGAAGCGTAGTGACTTTACTGCCAACCTCACAGTGGCTCGTATGAAGTTTGCTGTAGGATTGTCAGGAGTTATGGGTTTTAAACTTAAGTCTAAAGGTATACGTCAAGGTAAAAAAGAGTACGAAGGTGACGGATCTACTACAGTATTTCAATGGATTAATGATGACATCAATTATATAGATGATGACCAGATTAAAGTTAAAGTTAATAATGTGGTAACTACAGCGTTTACGATTGACAGAACTGGTGCATTACCTAAGATTACATTTAGCTCTGCACCCAATGACGGTGATAAAATACTGATATATATTGATGAGTGGTACAATCTAAATCCTGTAATTATGGCTGACCAGTATTTAGCTAATGATATACCTATATCAGAACATACTATATTTTCATTACCTATACACCAAAAAACAGAAAACTTTACATTGCGATTATTTAATGATTCGCCATTCCCTGTCTCTCTAAACTCTATGATGTGGGAAGGAATATACTCACCTAGATTTTACAGGAGAACTTAATATGATGATGAATGATTTTGGCGTCCCGATGACGGACGCTGATATTAACATGTCTTCAAACCCTGCCAAAGCTATGCTAAACCAACAGATGGCAACATCAGGTATAGAAAGCTCATGGGCATGGCTAGCACCAGTTGTAGGTGGAGCCATTGGATTATACGGAGCAAAGAAAAGCTCTGATGCAGCTAAACAAGCACAAGGAGATCGTAACGATGCAGTAAATGCACAGTACGAATATGATAAGCAAGCATGGCAGATGCAAAAAGATGCTGCGATTGCTAAACGTGAGTTTGCTGTACAAGAAATAGAGCTTAAAGCTCAAAACGAGGGAAGACTTGCAGCTTATAAAGATGCACAAGCTGCACAGAGCTATAATTACAATCTTCAGATACGTAATGCACAGCAAGAAACAAATGAAAAGATGTATCAGAAGTCTGAAGATATATACTTTAATCAGCTTGGTATAAACGCATTAGAAGAGCGTGATGCAAGACTTAACGAAAGACGTCAGTTACAAGAGATAACTACACAAAACTTATACGAACAAAACGATGCAATGTTAGAAGCTTTGCAAGCAGAAGGTACAATCCGAGCAAGGGGTGTAACTGGTCGAACTGCTGACAAGCTTACATCAGCAGCTTTATTACAAGCTGGAACTAAAATGACATTGTTAGACCTGTCTTTGGACAGTGCTACACAAGAAGCAAACAGCACAATACGAGCTATCGGAAGAGAGCGAGTTGTGTCTGACCTAAATGCTTATGCAGCTAAGATGTTAGATCCCGGTGTATTACCTATGCCGATACAACCATTACCTACACCACAAGCACAGTTTATGTACCCACGAGTATACGGAGACTATGACTTTGGACCAGAGCCGATACGAGGAGCTATGATATCTCCATCAGCAGCGGCAGCACAGGTATGGGGTACAAGTTTAACTAGCCTAGCTTCAGCAGCAACAGGTGTTGTAAAAGCCTTTACTCCTTCATAATAAATAATGGCATTATCAAAAAACTACAAGAGGTACGCCTCTGGTGGTAGAAATCGTAATCTAAAATTGGATACTGGCATACGTGCCATGCAAGAGGAAAGTGACAGAAGAGTCCAAGCTCTGAAGGGACTGGAAGAGCAGAACCGTATTCAATCTAGACAACGTATCGCAGACCTAGAAAGCAAAGAAGCAAAAGAAGCAAAGAACAGAGAGTTACTTAATGAAATTGAAGAAGTAGTACCTCGTCAGCTACGTGAAAAAGCTATTAAGCAAAACGCTGAAGTTAGAATTAAGAATCACGAAAGACAAGCAGCAGAGAATGATAAGCTAGCCAAAGTATGGGCTGGCTTGTCTCCTACCTTAGCTAAAAGTTTTGCAGGGTTAGTAGAACAGTCAGAGTTATACAGAGCTAAGACTGGAGCTATAGATGACTTTAATGAGTTAATAGAAACTGGCAGAATATCTGAGATAAATAAACTTCATAGTAATCTTAAGAGTCAAGCTAACTCTCAGGAGTTAATGAATCTACGCCATGAAGCGTATAGAACAGGTGATAAAATAGGTGGTGATTATCTTACAAATACACTGAAGATAAACAACCGCTTTACCAAATCAATGATCTTTGAAGATCTAAAGAAAAACTTTGACAATGTTATACAACCTGATTTTCATAGATTCTTAAACGATAACGGACTATATAAAAAAGAAGATGTACTTAGACATTATCAGTTCCGTGCAGTTGAATTTTTAGAACAGTATGGTATCAAGGCTGACTCAGAAATAGGTCTTAAAATACAGCAGCTATTTAGAAACAAAGGTGCTACTGTTGAAAACCAGATGTACCTAGCTCATGACTATGAAACACATTCTGAAATCATAGATAACTCGAAAGAAGAACTCAAAGCACATTTAAGCACTGGAGCACCTAATGAAGCTGACTACGTAGGAGATCCAGCTGGTTATACGAAAGCACTAAAAACATACTACTCTGATGCCAATGCTATATTTATCAAAGGTGTAACCAGTCAAAACCAGTTACCAGTTAAAGGTAAGAATGGTGTGTACTCGGTAAACGTAGCTCCTAACATGCGAGCTAGTATTAATACATACCTTAAGAATAATCTGAGTGATGTACGCTATACTAACGGCGAAAGCAATGAGTCTGGCTTTGAGATATTTAAAGAAGAACAACTTGGTGTTAATAAAGATAATCCACTTGGCTATCTGATACCCGGTGCACCTGTAAATTCTAAGAAAAAGTCTGATTACTTATTAGGTAAGTTTCCTAATCTTGAGCAAGAGCTAAAAGAAGAGTGGCAAAAAGAAAATTCTACTAAACTAAAAACAATGAAAGCTCTCAAAGATGATGAGCACAAAGCTATTGGTAATCAGTTTAAGACTAGAATAGATAATGGTGAGTTTAAAGGTGAAATGAAATGGGACGGTAAGTTCTGGACATTTTACGAACAGCATAAAGGTAATAAGTATGTAACACAGATTGCTAACCAGTACCTAGGTCTATCAGGTGATGATATAAATTATGATTCTGCTATTGTACAAGCTGTCCGAAGTAATAATATACAAGAGATAGCTACTGTATGGACAATGATGGATGAAAAAGGTTCTGGATATACTGACAAAGATCAAAAACTAGAAATTGCATATAAGAGCTGGCAAGAGCTAGCTAATCATTTTAAAGTAGACATCAGCCAACTTGATGATTTTATAGATACTTCATCTAAGGGTATAGCTACCGATATGATGGGTCGTGATAGTATATCTAAATCTAAAACTATCACACAAGAAGGTGTAGAAAAAAAAGTAACAGCTTTATTGCTAGCTACTTACAGCACCATGCAAGGTGAAAATGCTGAAGAAAGATGGAACAAAAGCTTAGAGCTTGTAAAGTCTATGGCTGGTTATGGTGATGGTAAAACTTTAAAGATAGAAAATTTTGACGACAATGCTGTACGTGGTTGGGGTCCTCTTAGGCACAAACAGATAGGTAGTCAGATTATATTTACTAACAGTGCAGAAGCTGGTAGAAATTATAATGGTATTACAGAACTAGAAATTAATGACATGTTGTCTGATGAAAATGAAACAATCTTTGACGCTGCAACAGAAGTTAATTATAGTAATCTTCAAAGACTATCAGGTGTTGTACAGTATGGTATGAGAGAACATAGTAGATCAGGAGAAGGTATATCAGATCAAGATTTATACGATTATCTTACAACTGGTAGTACTAAGAATGAGTTACTAAATCATATTGTTAAAGATCGTTTAGGTAAAGATATACCAGTTAGTGAATTTAAGAGAAGCTTAGAACCATTACTTGACGCTAAGTTTTATAATAAAGTTGTAATGATGGATGGAGACGAGTGGTGCAACTATAAGTTTGGACCCGGATCTTCTAACCTTAGTGCTAAAGATAAACCCACAGCTATATGTGTACAGACGATTGAAAAACAATTAGGCGTATCTGCATGGGAAGTCTTGGTCGATGACAAGGTACGAGAAAAACTTGAAAACATGTTACAGGAGAGAAATTAATGGAAGAAGAGAATAAAGAAGAACTGATAGCTGGAGCTCCTATGAGATTCCAAGAAAACGCTGTAAATGCTGAACCAGTATTTCCTTCACCATTTAACTCTAAGATAGGTAACAGTACCGTAGACTTATCAGACAAAGCTAACAACGATAAGATGTTAGAAGAGTACAATAACTGGTGGGACTATGGTCAAGTTAAAAAGTTTGGTTTTTTAAATACTTTAGATGACAGCAAGGCAGAAGAAAGAAACAAGATGCGAGATGAGTGGTATCAAAAATATCACGGCATGCCTTATGAAGAATATAAAAAAGGAGTAGATGAGCGTACTGATACTAATGCACTCAAGATTATAGGTAAACGTCTAGATAATAACTTTCAAGGTTTATCTGCACCCGGTCTAGGTCTTATAGACTTTGGTATGGATGCAGCTGGTACACTTATACCCGGTTTTGATAAGGTAGATGAGAAGTATGATAAAGCTACAATGCTTGACAATCCTACTCATCAAATGATAAGACGTGTATCTTCTATTGTATTACCTACTATCTTAGGTGGTAGTTATGCGTCAGCAGCAGTCAATTCTAAATTAGCTGGTGGTGCATTATTTACAAAGCCTTGGTTTACAAAACTAGCTGCTGACTTAATGACACAGGTAGGTGTTGATGCTACAGTATTAGCACTAAGTGACGTAGGAGAAGATGATACTATTACTACAGAACTTAGTAATATGTTTCCTGAGACATTCGGACCAAAGGGTAGAATACCTTTGCCTGACTTTTTTAGGACTGCTGACAGCGACAGCCCCGGTATAAGAAAAGTAAAGAACATGCTAGAGTCAGCACCATTTGCTGTACTTGGTAGTGTTCTTGGAGCTTTTATTGATGTCAAAAATGGCAAGCAAACTATGGGCTGGTTTGATCCTAAAGATGCAAACGCACAAGCATACAAGCAAGGTGTACTTAAATTTGGTGGTGATCCTGACAAGCTGATACGTATACAAGAAATAGACGAACTGCTATCACTAGGTCGTAAGAATCTAAGTAGACAGAATGAGAACATGCTCATTAACGAAAAACTAAACTTAGAATCACAGCTAGGTATTGATGATATTGACGGAGCTATGAATCGTCAAGCTGCTATCAATGACTATGAAGCTGAAGCAGCTATAGATAGAAAGATTGCTAACAACTTTGAGCAACTAGAACTAGATATTAATGGTCTAGATCCTGACTTAAATGCTGACTTATTATCTGATGCAGCAAAAACTAAACAGCAAGTACCTCCCGGTAACGTAGCACGTAACATAGCAGATACTACAGCTATCAAAACTGGTACATCATCTGGAGATCCAGCACCTATAATTACAGATGCTATGAGACGTAAAGGTCTGATGGTAGGCTCTACAAGTCGTGATGCTGTGATGGGTGTAGGAGAAGCTGCAAGAATGACAGGTAGATTTGATGCTATTGTAGATGGTGTTAGATTTAGTGCTAAAGAAATGAACGCAGCAGCATGGGGTATCTATATGGATATCATAGATCCTATGTCTACTGTTGACGATGTAAAAGCATTGTTCTTAGAAAACAGAGATGTCAAGAACTTGATGCTTGGTAAATTTAAGATAGAAGTAATTAATGAAGATCAGGCTAGAGCAGCAGCGTTTGCTATGCGTGATCTTGTTGACAGATTTTTAGGTAGAGAAGTGACTGCATCGTCTGCTAGAGTTATGGATACAGTAGGTAGAGAAGCTGCTACGATTGCAGCATCTATTCAAGACATGGCTCCATTTGTAGATGACGCACATGCTATGGATATTGTACTTAGCAAGCTACAATTCTTAATGGATGAGTATGCACTTAACAAGTACCTATCTGGTTGGTCACTACGTAACAAAAACTGGTTTGACCAAATACCTCCACGTGATGCAGAAGAAGGTATACAAACACTGCTAGAAGAGTTTAAAACTGCTGAGAATAGCATACACGCTAAGAATAAGAAGTTTACTAAAACTCTTAAGGAACTACGTAAGAATAAACCAGAAGCACTACGTCCTTTGATTGACGCATATGCACATACTAATGGCGATGTAGATAGTCTTGCTAAACTATATAAATGGGCAGCAGATCAGATCACACCTCTAGGTATGTTAAAGAGTCCTGATCCTAAAAACATGAACTTGTTTGCTAAGGCTGCATGGGGTGTACGATATAATAATATGCTGTCCGGTATATCAGCGTTCAGAGCTGGTGTAGGTAATGGTGTACAACTTTTACTTAGACCTATGACAGCTGTACTAGGACATGCTGTAACTGGTAACTGGGATGGTATTCGACGTACTATATATTATAATGGTGCTGTCTGGGAAACAAACAGACGTGCATTAACTGATGCGTTCCAAATGATGAAGAGGACACATAAAGATCCTACTGCTATGATGGCACAGTTTCGTAAGGACTTTGTATTTAAGACTGACAAAGCTTGGGACATCATGGAGGACATGGCTAAGTTATATGAAATTGATGGTAACTGGGGTAGAGCATATCAGTTAAAGATGGCATCTAGACTTAAGCAGATAGCTGGTATGAGTGGACTACGTTATGGTATGACCGCTATGGTATTTCCTGACGTATTTACAACCACACACCTAGCACACTACTTAGCTAGAGCTAAAGCTTATGATGATGTATTCTATGAATTTGGTAGTATATATGGTCAGGCAGATCTACTAAAGGAAGCAGAATTAAAATACTATAATGAGTTTTTCGATAAAGATGGACTTGTTAAAGATAAGACGTTAAAAGCTATGGCTGGTGAGATACAGCTAAACTTAGATGACGGATTAGCTAGCTATCTTACAGATGCTACAACAGCATATCCTATACTTAAAGAAGTTATGGCGTTTCCACGTACAGCTTCTAACTATATGAGAGCTGCTGCATCATGGACACCTATTACATTAATACCCGGAATCAGTAAGTATAGTAAAACTATATATGCTAAGACTACTGATGATATTGCCGAAGCTTTACTAGAACATGGTATTGTTATGGCTAAAGAACCTAATGCACAAGTTATCTTTGAAAACTTACGTGCAGAGTACGTAGGTAGATTGGCGTTTAGTAGCTTACTTGTATCTACATTATTCGGTTATGCTATGGCTGGTAACATTCGTGGTAATGGTCACTACAACGCTAGTGAACGTAACAAGCAAAGAGACCAGATGGGCTACGAGCCTAAGACTATTCGTATAGGTAACAAGTGGGTAAGTTATAAAGGTATTATAGGTATTGAACATATCTTATCTATCATGGGAGATTTAGCATACTATGCTGGTGATATAGATGAGAACCTACTTGAGAACTGGGAGTCTAAGTTAACTTGGACTATCGGTGCTACATTCTTAAACGAAACACCTTTAGCTGGAGTAGAGCCTTTGTTTGATGCTATAAACGGTAACTTACGTGCATTTAACAGACTTGTATCACAGAGTTTATCATCATGGATTCCAGCTAGTGGAGGTCTTGGTGTTATCGCTAATGCTACAGACGCTGCACAAAAAGATATTAATGGTGAGATTATATCATTTGTTAAGAATAGAATACCCGGTCTAAAAAGTCAGCTTCCTAATCAGATAGACATATGGACAGGTGACCCTATTAACGATATAGATAATCCATTCTTACGTGCACTTAACGCTATTAGCCCTATACAGGTTAATGGGTCTAATGAACCTTGGAGACAATTTCTAATGGATATTCAGTACAGAGGCTTAGGTATACTTAAGTTTGACTCTACTGGATCATACGAATGGAAACCAGAAGACAGAGAAATAATTAATGGATATATTGGTGAGCAAAAACTGTATAAAGAAATCGAGCGTATTATGAAACGCAAAGATTATCAGAAACAGATCAAAGCTCTGAAGGCACTGAGAAATCAGAATAACCAAACCAATAAAGATAAAATAGAATTAAAAACCACTCTACTACCCATACATCAAGATCTCAACCAAGTACTTCGTGAAGCTTTAAAAATAGCTGAAGCAAGATACTTACGTGAACATCCACATGTACAAACATCTATCTACAATGCACAACAGGCTAAAAACCGCTTGAAGGAAGGTGATGTTGAAGGTGCTGGTGAAATACAAAAGAAAGATCTTGAAACTAAACAACTTATAGAATACGGTAATTAACTTATGAGTGCTGTTATACAAAATGAATACACACAGAATGACAATTCAACTGTCCTTCGACAATTTACATTCCCATATCTTAAGACCTCGGACATAAAAGTAAGTCTCGATGGTGTGGAAACTACAGCTTTTACATTAGCCAATGCGACCACAATACAATTTAATAGCGTTCCCGCAAACGGAACTAAAATCAAAATATTTAGACAAACCAGTGTAGACAATTTAACAGCAACCTTTTATGCAGGCTCCGCTATTAAGTCAGAAGATCTAAACGATAACTTTACACAAAACCTCTATAAAACTCAAGAGGTTGGACAACGTGCTATCAGTAACCTTGGTGGTACGATGACTGGTGATCTAAATTTTGGAACTCAAGCTCAGATAGTTTTTGAAGGTGCGACTGATGATGCACACGAAACTACTCTAGCAGTTGCTGACCCGACAGCAGATCGAACAATTACTTTACCTAACGTAACAGGTACTGTTGTCACTACAGGTGACACCGGTACTGTTGCTACAGGTATGATAGCTAACGATGCTATCAACGGAGATAAGATAGCTGATAACGCTATCAACTCAGAGCACTATACTGATGGTTCTATTGATCGAGTTCACTTAGCAGCAGATATCGTAGATGGTACAAAGATAGCAGACGATGCAGTGGCTAGAGAGCATATAGCTGATGATGCTCTGAACTCAGAACACTATGCTGATTTATCAATAAATGCAGCTCATATTAACAATAGTGCAGTTACACGTGTTAAAATTTTAGCTGATGCTGTAGATGGAACTAAAATAGCAGATAACTCTATAGACTCTGAACATTATGTTGATGGGTCGATAGATAATGAGCACATATCAAACAACGCTATAAACCAAGCTAAGATGGCAGACGATTCTATCGGTGCTGCTGAAATTATAGACAATGCTGTTGGTTCAGCTGCTCTCGCATCTAACTCAGTAACTAATGTTAAGATGGCTGACGATGCTATTGGTACATCTGAGCTAATTAATGATGCAGTTACAGAACCTAAAATAGCAGACAATGCTGTAACAATGGCGAAGCTTGCTAGCGGTACATTACCTTCAGATATTACTATAACAAGTGCTAATATACCAAATAATACTATTGTTGCAACTGATATAGATGACAATGCTGTAACTACTGCTAAAATACAAGATGGTGAGTTAAAGACTCTAGCTGGTATGCAATCAGCTACAGCATCAAAACTTGCTGAAGCACAAACACTTACTGCTGACATTAATGATCTTAACATTGTTGATGGCATGACAAAGCAGACTACCATATCTGATACAGATACCAGTTATCCAACATCCGGAGCTGTGGTAGACTATGTTGCTGCACAGATAGCACCTCTTGGTGGTCTTGAAGTGATAGCTAACGAAGTATCTTTTCCTAACACACAACCATCATCAGGTGTAGTAATATCTATAGCTGACACAGGTGGGGTAGTAGTTAACGGATCAGGTGTAAGCACTACAGGTAGAACTGTAGGTGGCTCTACTGTTACAATTAATGGTTTTCCTACTAGCTTACAAAGTAAGACCATGGCTGATAACCTAGGTCTTATGGTAAGTTCTACTGGCTCAGGTCAGGTATATAACTATCATAAACTTTTAGCTAAAGAAGCTGACGTAGAACAATTAAGTAATGATATAAACGATTTCGCAGCAAGATACAGAGTTGGCGGGTCGAACCCTGATACTTCTCTAGATCCCGGTGACTTATTCTTTAATACTGGCACAGGTAAAATGCTTGTATATAATGGAATAAACACTGCATGGGAAGAAGTACAATCTATAGGTAACTTCTTTATATCTACACTAAGCCCAGCTTTTGATAATACTACACAGAACTTTACTTTAACTAATGCTCCATCTAATGTACAACAAGTATTATTAAGTATTAATGGTGTAATACAGAAACCTAATGCTGGTACATCAACACCATCAGAAGGTTTTGCTTTAGATGGTAGTACAATCAAACTAGCATCCGCACCAGCTTCCGGATCAGATTACTTTGTTGTTGTTCTAGGTAGTACTGTAAACATAGGTACACCAAGTAACAATACAGTAACCTCTGATATATTGCAGAACGGATCAGTTGTCAGAACTAAGATTGCAGATGATGCAGTTAATGCTGACAAACTTGCTAATACAGCTGTTACTGCTGGTAGCTATGGTTCGTCAACTTCTATTCCAAGCATCACTGTAGACGCTCAGGGACGTATCACAGCAGCATCTGGTAACGCCGTTAACTTTGATGTAGTGGCTGACACATCACCACAGTTAGGCGGTAACTTAGATACTAATGGTAGCAGTATTAATTTTGGAGATAGCAGTAGTGGTTCAGACGACAGACTAAATTTTGGTGCTGGTCTAGACATGAATATCTACCATGACGCTTCTGCTGGAAACATTATTAAAAATGGTGCTACAACGTTTTCGATCCTTAATTATGGCGAAAACATGATAGTCGCTAAACCTAACGCTGAAGTTGAGTTATATTACGACAACAGCAAAAAGTTTGAGACAAAAAATCATGGCGTAGATGTTACTGGTTTATTACAAGTCAATGGTAACGTAGCCCCTTCAGCTAATAATACTCATAATCTAGGTACAACAAGCGAAAAATGGGCACAAGTTCATGCTACTACTTTCCATGGTGACGGATCAAACCTTACAGGGTTATCAGGAGTATCCGTAGCTAACCAAGCAGACAATAGACTTCTTACTGCTACTGGCACTACTGATTCTTTAAATGCTGAAGCTAATTTAACCTTTGACGGAGGCGAACTTAAAGCAGACTTAACTTCTAATACTCCCAAATTTACACTTAAACGTAATGGTAATGTAGATTCTGAAGGTAACATTTTTGCACAAGTTTCGGCTCAAGACGCTAATGGAACTGTTGTAGGTGAATTAACGTGGCGAAGAGAAAGTGCTAACGATGAATCTTGGTTAGATTTAGAAACTAAAAAAACTGGTGTTAATAATGCACAGGCTTCCGTAAGGATTAAAGGAAGTAATGGCACATTATATGCTGTTGGAGATAACGGAAGAGATAATAACAACCAAGCGTCATACATGACCGATCAGGTTTTTGGCAATACTACTGTTAACAGTGTAATGAGTCTAAGGACTCGCACCAATGGTGGAGATACTGGTTTACTTGTTAGAGGTGTAAGTCAGGGTGGAGGCTCTTCTAGTCCACACTCTTGTATACGAGTTGATGCTACAGCTTGTGGTAATAATGCAGATCAATATGGAATCTATCTTAGAGGTAAACAACAGTTAGTTAGTGATACTACAGGTTATTTTGGAACTGTCTATGGAAGTTACTCGACTACATACGTTTATCGTGCTCATTTAGACAAGCATCTTGGTGCATACACTAATGGATATTCGTACCATAGTAAAATAACTACAACTAACTCTGGAGGTTCAGCTTACCACTTTAGAGGAGATAGTGGCACTACACAGAAAATAAGAATAGAAGCAGATGGAGATATAGATAACTCTAATAACAGTTATGGTAGTTTGTCTGATGTTAAACTAAAAGAAAACATTGTTGATGCTAAATCTCAATGGGATGATGTAAAAGCAATTAAGGTAAGAAATTACAACTTTAAAGAATCAACTGGACAGCCTACATATAAACAATTAGGAGTTATTGCCCAAGAACTTGAAACTGTTAGTGCTGGTTTAGTAAAAACTGAAAACGATATTGAAATTGATGAAAGCACAGGCGAAGGTAAAGTTACGGGTACAACAAAAAGTGTTAAGTATTCGATTCTTTACATGAAAGCTTTTAAAGCATTACAAGAAGCTATGGCAAAGATAGAAGTATTGGAAACTAAAGTAGCAGCATTGGAGGCAGCATAAATGGCATTAACACAAATAAGCACCGCAGGCGTAAAAGACGATGCGGTGACGTCGGGTAAGATACCGGCAAACGCTGTAAATACTAGCGAAATAGCAAACAACGCTGTAACGGCAGCAAAAATAGAAGATGGCACAATTACTGATTCTAAATTAGCTGGAGGTACTATTACAAGTAGTTCTATCTCTAATACCACAATTATTAGAGCTAAGATGGCTAATAACTCTGTAGGTAATACAGAGATAATCGATGAGGCCGTAACATTAAATAAACTAGAACACGGTACATCATCTAATGATGGTAAGTTCCTACGAGCAAACAATGGAGCAGATCCTACGTTTGAGACAGTAAACACAGACTTAGTATCAGATACAACTCCACAGCTAGGTGGTAACTTAGATACTAATAGTTTTGAGATAAGCTTTGATGATAACCATTCTGCTATATTTGGTGATGACAGTGATCTAAAAATTTTATATACTGGTTCAGAGTCAAGAATAGACTTTACAAATACTTCCCATAATTTAATACTTATGGGTGCTGGTGGTAGTCAACATATTGACTTACAACCTAGAAATGGTCATAGTTCTGTAAAAGCGATAGCAAATGGAGCAGCAGAGTTATATTACGACAACAGTAAAAAACTTGAGACTACTTCTGGAGGAATAAATGTTACTGGTTCAATTAATGTAAACGGTGCAGCTTTAACATCAGGTGTATCAAGTGATGCAGATGGAAATACGATAGGTGGTTCTGGTGTTGGTGATAACTTTGGAACTCAAGCTGGTGCAAAAGCTAGTAACAATACTATTTTTGGTAAAGATGCTGGTGCAGCAATTACAACTGGTGATGGTCACGTGGCAATCGGGCATGATGCTCTTAAAACTGTAACAACTGCCAGTAATTGTGTTGCAATCGGTAATGAAGCATTACTAAATAATACAGTAGCAGAGAATGTAGCAATTGGAAATGGTGCAGCTAAAGCAAACACATCTGCAACAGATATAGTAGCAATCGGTAATTTGGCATTAGGTTCTAATCAAACAGGCAACTACAATGTAGCTATTGGAGATTTGGCACTATATGGCTGTACTGCATCAAGAAACGTTGCGATTGGACAGAGTGCAATGCAGGCGAGCGTTGGAGGAGCATATAACGTGGCTGTTGGAACTCAATGTATGTCATCTGGTAATGGTACATACAATTACAATATGGCAATGGGTTACAGGGCATTAAGATTTGCCACTGGTGGTGGAAATAGTAATACAGCTATTGGTTATCTTGCATTACAAAACTTAACTTCTGGATATAGCAACCATGCAATTGGATTCGGTTGTCTTGACAATGTGACGACAGGTCTTAGAAACATAGGAATCGGACATAATGCTGGTGACACAATTACAACTGGAAGTGGAAATATGTACTTTGGTCGTGAGGCTGATGCCAGTAGTAACAGTGCTTCATATGAGCTTGTTTTTGGTCAAGGTCTTACAGGAAAAGGAACCAGTACTGCATATTTAGGCGGTACGTCAGGTGTTTACAATAGTGATAACAGTTCTTATTGGTCAACCACGTCTGACAGAAGAATAAAGAAAAATATTGTTGATAATAATATTGGATTAGACAAAATAAATCAGATCCGAGTAAGAAACTTTGAATACAGAACACCAGAAGAAGTAGATCCAGCTCTACCATCTCATGCTGCAATTGATAAACAAGGCGTCCAAGTTGGTGTTATCGCACAGGAGATACAAGAAGTGCTACCTGATGTTGTAAAACAAATGTCTACAGGATGTTACACAGTTAATGCAGATAACTTGACTTGGTATCTTGTAAATGCAGTAAAAGAATTATCAGCAAAAGTTACAGCTTTGGAGAATAAATAAATGGAAGAATTAACAACACAAGAAGTAGCAAAAATTTTTACTAATGCTGGTGACAGCGTTACACTAATTAATGGCGAAAAGCCAGAGTGGGAAACTGCTGACGAATGGAAAGATACTGTCAAGCGTAACGTAGAACACCTTGAAATAATCAAGGGTTATAAAAAAGTAGATGGCACTACATCTATCTGGACAACTGAAGACTTTACTGCTATTGACAAGGCTATTGTTGATGGTAAGAAAATTTATTCTTAAATGGAAATACCCACCATAGTATTGCCTGATATAGTAAATATAGAAACAGTAGAAATACCCATACCTACAGCTGACGTACCATATTATAAACCTATGGTAGTTCCTCCGAGCGATCTACGAGATCAGGAAGAGGAACCAGTCGAGACTGTAGAAGAAAAACCACCCGAACCACCTACCCTCAAAATACCGTTTATTAAACAGCCAGTACCTCAACCTTCAACAGAGGTTGTCGTAGTGGCAGCTACAACGGCGGTTACAGCTGTAGCAGCTACAACGCTTACACAGCCTATAATCGAATGGATACGTAAAAAGGTCCAAAAATTCCTACAAGATAA